AAGTGTCTACTAACCTGCTTGCGATTACTAACCTCGCCACCCAGGACATTTCCCGTACCAGTATGCGTGGTCCTGGTAACTGGTTGCTTACCTCTCCGCTTATTGCGTCTCTGCTTGAGAGTGCTGCGAAGCGTGAGGGTGGTGTGAAGGACAGTGATGGTCCGACCAACATCGGTCGTAACAGCATTGAGTATAAGGGCAAGTTTATGGGTCGCTATGATCTCTATGTTGATCCTATGTTCCCCACGGACGAAATCCTTATGGGTTACAAAGGCTCCAACGCGATGGATGCTGGTTTTGTGTACGCTCCGTACATTCCTCTCCAGCAACTGCCGACCATTACGGATCCCGAGACCTTCCAACCCAGGAAAGGTATCTTGACCCGTTATGGCAAGGTGATGATCGAACCTTACAACAGGTTCTATCGGATCATCCGAGTTATTGGTCCTACGACTAACTACCTGTTCAGCCCGTTCTCTAGGAACACTGCTGTTATGGGTACGACTGCTACTTAATTAATTAATTAATTAAAAATTAACAAGGGGCCAGAGAATTTCTAATGTCTCTGGCCCCTTTTCTTTCCTATATACAATAGAGGTATAAATGTATAAATACAGAAGTAAATGTCGATGGAACATGCTTCTTCATATAGATGGGGCAGTAGTAGAGATTAGGCCAGGAGAATTATTTCAAGCTAAGGGCGCAGTAGACTCTAGATACCTAGAGCAGCTTAACAAAAAGGTAGCACCAAAAAGCAAGCCTGTTGTTAAGCGAGGCAGAAAACCCAAAACTCAAGAAATTTTTAAGGAAGAATTAAATGGCAGCAGCAGCTAAAGTAGACCCTAGATTATTAGGTTATGGTGATACCTTTGGAACTTATGGAGGTAGGCTCTTAGGAGATACTGATATTTATTCTACGGCTATTGATGCATCTAAACTTAATTTAGGAACTTTAGCAGACCCCGTTGAGCTTAATCCTTACGAACAAACAATTAGAGATTTTGTTTTAGCTAGGTTAGGTCATCCCGTAGTAAGAGTAGAGCTTACTGATTTCCAGATTAAAACAGCAATTGATGAGTCTGTCACTAATTTAGATTACCATGCTCCTATGTGGGCTATGCAGATGGCAACCTTTGCTACTACAGCAGGACAGAATAGATATATCCTACCCACCCACATTGCATATAATCTAAATTATGTTGTGTATAAGAAAAGTCTTCTTAGTATTCAGAACATGGCTGGTACTCTAGAATTTGACTTTTTCATTAAGTACTTCCAAGACAATTTCCTCTTTAGTGATTTTGCTGTAGCAGACTTTTACTTGATGCAGTCCCACTTAGAGATGATTAGAAAGGTCTTAGGACAAGAAGGAGGTTGGGATATTATTAACGGAAATATTCTTCAACTATATCCCACTCCTGTATTAGATAATCAAGATGTTATTCTTGTGTATCGTGCATTAGATTCGGGTACAATGCACCCATATTATAAAAATTGGATTCAACGCTATGCTTTAGCAGTTTCTAAAGGAATCTTAGGAGAGGTTAGAGGTAAGTATAAGACTCTTCCTTCTCCTGGGGGAGGTGCCCAGCTTAATGGGGATGCTCTTATGCAGCAAAGCGAGAAAGAAAAAGAGAAGCTTAAAGAAGAACTTCTTATTGAAATTGAAGAACCCCCTGTCTTCACTATGTATTAGGAATTAGTTATGAAGAAAAAAGATGATGATTGGATTGAGGGCGCAGAAAAAAGTATCAAGCGTAGAGGAACTGAAGGGAAGTGTACCCCTATTACCAAGCCTGGATGTACAGGACGAGCAGAGACTCTTGCTAAGACTTTTAAGAATATGGCTAAGAAGCGCGATGATTCTATAGAGTCGGAAGAGGAGAAGAAGAAAAGTACAAACGAAGAAACTGACGAAGGTGCTGCTCTTGAAGCCGCAGAAAAAGAATCTAAGAAAAAACCCAAGAAAAAAAAGAAGTCTGATCCTTCTGATCCCGTAGAAAAAGCTATGGGAAAAGCAAAGAAGGGGCATCCTGGTGGGATTGAGCATTTTAGAAAGAAGCACAAGGTTGCTCAGAAAGCTGCGCTGAAGCAACACCATGCTGATCTAGCTAGAGATGAACAACTTACTCAGGACAGTATTGAGTATAAGAGAATTGGTAATATTATCGCAGACGCTTTGGGCTACAGGGTAGATGAGGCTATTCCTCTTTTACCAGCGGCAAAGTTTGTGGGTACTGCGGTTGCGTCTGAGCTTGTAGGTTCGGCTGCTAAAAAAGCTTTAAAGAAGAAGAAAAAACCTGTTGAGGTTGAGGAAAGTAAGCTTTCTTTTGTGAAGCCCTTAGTTAAAAAAGCGGGTAAAGGACTTAAAAAGATTGCTCAAGATCCAACGGTTCAAGCGGCTGCTTTGGAGACTGGTGCTTCTTTGGCATCGGCTTCTGCTGCTAAGAAGCGTAAAGAAGCAAAAGAGGGGCCACAACTGGCTCACACAGAGTTTAAAAATACCTATCTTAGAACATTAATGGAGGGGTGGCTCAAGGGCTCACGAAGGAATCCGACGACGAGGGGAGGATCATGGACCCCAGAGATCACACCGTCCAACCCACGGAGGCCGCAGCCGAAGAAGAAAGCTCCTGTAAAAAAAGAGAAAGCAGCTAGTAAAAAATCTGGAAAGAGGCCCGAGGGCAGAGGCCACGGCACCCCCAATCCGATTCAGCCATCCAGGACCTAAAACAGGAACATCTCCCAGAGATAAATAAATGGCAAAGAAGAATTGGAAAGTAACTACTCAGCTACCAGAGCTTCCTGATCTTGATGGTGAGGACAGCCCTCTTAATCTATTTGATCAGACTAACGCTGACATAAATCTTTTCAATTTGGTTGACGATGAAATGATTCGTCTTGCTGGTTCTAAGTTCTACTTTTACAAGTATAATCGAAGCGGAGATTACGATGAAGTCTATCTGGAGTCCAGAGATAAGCCTGTCTCCAGATTACCTCTTACTGTTCACGGTCATTACGAGCCTACTTCCATGAGTGAAGAGCTTACCCAATTCGGTATTGAATTAACTAACGATCAGTTGTTTACTTTCAACAAGAGCTACATTGAAAGGAAGCTTAATCGTTCTGTAATCCCTGGAGATATTATTAAACCTTATTTTCAAGATCAAAAGTATGAAGTCTTCGAAGTTGTTGAAGATAGCTTTGAGTCGTATGGTGTGTACCACCTAGTCTGCTCTGCCAAGCTGCTTCGTGATGCTCCCGATGTTCAGGATACTCCTATCACTGAAGTAAGTGATGAGGTTGGAGGATACGCAGGAGGCATAGATGGCTACTAATCCAGGATCAGTAAACTTATCTGGCTCAACAGTTAGTTACACATCTGAAAGTGGGGTCTTTCTTTCTACTTCAGCTATAGAGGAGTATACTAGTAGGAGTAGTCGTTGGGATACTAGGGAAGGAGATATACGCAAGCAAATTTATAGAATGACTCAGACGGAAAGTAATATTTCTTTCATCTACAAAGAGTCTCTTCGTTCTATGATTGCGTCTTTCAATGACATAGGGTATATTAATTCAGATAATAAACTCATAGGAACAAAATGTATTCATGCTAATGCTGAGAGAGCTATTGCTAAGTTAAAGCAAGAGAATAATACTATTCTTCCTGTCCTTTCCATTTCCCAGACTGTCTCAGAGGATGATGACAAGCGGAGACGAAATGAGAGCGTTCTTATGCATGACAAGTACTGGGATGAGGACAAACAAAGAGCTATTAGAATTCTAAGTTTAGCTCCTCGACCTGTTACTGTTAGATATTCCTTAAATATTTGGGCGAAATATATGGCTAATATGGATCAGATTCTAGAGCAAGTAAGACTTAAGTTTAATCCAGAGATGCAAGTTCCTACAAAGTACTCTACTATCGCTAAAGCTTTAATAGATTCTGAAGAGGATTTGGGTAAGATTGAGGCTGCTGATAAGGAAGATAGAGTATTGAAAAAGACTCTGAATATTACTTTAAGGACTTATATTCCTAGTCCTAAATTCATGCTTACCTCTACTGGTAAGATTGAGAAATTCTTGGTAGAAGTTTAATGCCTGGAGTTGAACGATTAGGGGATGCTGCTACTTGTGGAGATGTTAATACTGGGTGTACTACCGTATTTGCGAATGGAATACCTATAACTAGAGTTGGGGCTGATACAGCAGGAGGAACTATACTAGGGCCAGGAAGCTTCAATACCTATGTAGAAGGGGCTAAGATTTCTTTGCCTAATGATGCAATTATTGCTCATTATCCGTCACCTACGCCTGGAACACATTTTGCTGCTTTAACAAATCCTGTAGGAAGTCCTACTGTTTTTGCTGGCGTAGGATCGGCAGGAGGAGGAGCATCTGAGGGAGCTAAAGAGAATCCTGATTTAAGAACTACACTCTTTATGAGTATTGATGTTTCGGCTAATAATGTTCCATGTTTCCCTACCAATGACCAACTCAATTGCGGAACAAATCCAGCCAATAAATATATTGGTGATCTTCCTTATATGTATTCCTTAACAAATATGGGAGATGCGCCCACTGAGGGTCCTTTTACTATAGGAATATGGGAAGTGCCTAATGGTTTTGCTGGGAGTGGTATCTTCCCTAGAGAGGCTGAAGGAGTAATAGATGGTACTTATCCTAAATTAGTAAAAGAACTAAGAATAACAGAAATAATCGATGCTGGAGACTCTTATTCAAATACTTTTGGTATTTCTAACCCAGACGGTCTTTTAGTAAATACCATGAGGACTTTTAATA